GTGCCGTAGCAGCGATCCGCTCGGCGGCTTCTTGAACTGCGCTGACGACGCCTGGGGCATGCGTGATAGCGTCCAAATCCCAATCGCTGATCGCCACGGTTCAGCCCTCCGACACTTCGAGTGGTATCTCCACTACTGGCTGCCACCCGGTGAAGGGGTTTGTGTCAGCCGCCGGGCGGACGTGCACATACAGCACGTCCCCGCCCGACCACTTCCCGGTGTCCTCATCGAGGATGCCGCCGCGGCGGATACGATCACCGGCCTGCACATCCGCCGAAGGATCGGTCAGATAGAGGGACTTCTCTGTGAGGATCTGAGACCTTGTCGCATTCACCGGAGATGTGGAAGACGAGGATGCGACGAACGCCCGTTCGAGTTCGAGGTAGTTCAGCGGATCGTCCCACGACCCCGGCACGTGAGTGCCGGGGTCGTACGGGTCAGTGACCAACTGTCGACGCTCACGCACGACCTGTTCACCGAAAGGGAACTCCATCAGCAGTCCTCCTCCGGCGGGAACATGTCAGCGCGGCGCATCCGGTTACCGAAACGGATCCCGTCGGGAGCAGGCGTGCGCACGGAGCGAACGTTTCCAATACCCACGATCGCGTCCAGATCATCCAACTGCTCCGGCAGGAACCACTTCAGTAGCGCTGCACGGGCGTTGTATCGCACGTTCGACGGGCCGATGGTCTGCGAGTCGATCTGACCACCTGGATGCGCCAGGCGGGTCATAATCGAGTCCGCAGCGGCCGAGATGAACGCCGGCTCGTTGGGTGGGATGACCGGATCGGTTCCCGAAGGCTCGGTGGTGATCCGATCCCCGTACCGCGCGTTCAGGCGCAACTCGAGGACCGGGATCCACGCGGCCACCTTAGCTGTCTGCGCCGCCGTCAGCGTCGGAAGGAACGGCGTCAGCTTCGCCATCGTGAGCTCGAGCACGGGCCGCTCCCTTCTTCGTCACGGAACGCTTCCGCGGCTTGCCGTTGTCCTGATGCTCGCTAGGGGTGGGTGATCCGGGGACCACCCACCCCTGCGAGATGTAGGACTCGGCGACCTCGTCAGGCACGCTGACCTGACGTCCCTTGTTGGGATGAGTGAGCGTGACGCTCATGTCGCCTCCCTTGGTTAGGCAGCCGGAGTAACCGCGGCGACCGGCTCGGCAGCCGCGCCAGAACCAGTGATGGTGTTACCCAGGGCGTACGCGTAGCGGGCCTTGAAACGCAGGGCAACCATGTCACGCTCCGCCAGGTTGATCGCCGTCGCTCCGGTGCCCAGAGTCGCCTGGTCCAGGAACTTCACCTGAATGTCGGAGCGGACACCGATCTTGACTCGCGACTTGTCCGCCACGATCGCCGTCGCGGACGCAGCGTTCCATGCCCCGTTCTTCACGAACTGGGCTTCGAGCCCAGCGATGTTCTGGCCGCCATCCACGAGCTGCAGGATTGGCGTGCCGTCCGATGCGCGAAGGTTTGCGAGGCGGAAGCGAAGGCCAGAGGCCGTGAGGATGGTCGTGGGATCTGCTCCCGAGTCGGCAACTGCGCCCGCAGCCTGGAAGATCGACCCAGCCAGGTCGTCCTCACCGGGCGTTGCGGAGATCTGGAAGATGTTCCCCGCTGCGGTGGCGGCAGGAAGCAGCGCCAGATCAGTCCAGGTGGCCGGCTTGTTCGTACCGAAGATGACAGCCTGGTCGAGAACCTTGCCGATCGCGGTTCCGCCGAGCTTGGTGAGCTCAGCGAGTCCATCCTCGGTCATGTCCTCCAGAACATCCTCGTGAATGGGGATGATCACAGCGATCTCCTCGACGACGAAGCGCTTGTTGCCCCATGCCGCCTCGCTGTTCGGCTTCACGCCAGCAGCGTCCGTAGCAGACTCCGACACCCATCCTGCTGCGGGGAGCGTAGTCAGAACGGGGGCATTGGTGATCTTGGTGCCGAGCGGGATCGACCCGAACGCGGCAAGGACCGCCGACCCAACCTCAGCCGAGTCGAGGAACGTGGAGGAGTACTCCTCCTGGATGAGCGTCGCCACATCGGCGCGCGAAATGTCAGCCATGCTGACTCCTTCCGGAAACAGAAAAGCCACCCCGGTCGGGATGGCTCAGATGATGCGTGAGGGTCAGGACGCTTTGCGGTTCGCGCCGAGTGCTCGGAGCGCCGCAGCCGCCTTCCCCTTGCCGGCCTCAGTTGCCGTGTCGGTTGGTTCACCCTGACCAGGCTTCGGCCGCGTACGCGGAGTCGGCTTCCCGGCCTTGAGTAGATACGGCTTCTCGGTCGCGAGCTTCTCCACGAGCGACTTGATCGCATCCGTGTCCGGCTCGTCGTCCTTCACCGGAAGCGCCGACGCATCGATCACAGCAAGGGCATCGGATGGGTCATTGAACCCCAGAGCCGATGCGAGCGCCTTCACCTCCGAGCCGACAAGACGAGAAAGGAACTTCTGCGTCGTCTCCGTCATAGCCGAGGTCCGGGCCTCATCGAGCGCCCGATCATGATCCGTCTTCTGCGAGTCGAGGTGCTTCTGGTAATCCTCGAGCTGCTTCTTCACGGTTGCCGCGTCGCCGCCGTACTCGCTGGTGAGCTTCTGACGCTCCCTAGCGAGTCGGGATTCGATGATGCGGTCCAGGTCGGCCTGAGATGCGGGTGGCATGTACGCGGGCGGCTGAGCACCGCCCTGATCACCAGAGGTGGTGACGTCTTCTCCCCCGCCGCCCTCGCCACCATCACTGTTGAAGCGAAGGAACGGGAAGCGGGTCTGCAGGCTCTGCTGATGGGTGAACATGGATCCTCCTACGGAGTGGTTGTGGGTAGACCGGCGGATTCGACAGGTGCCGTCCCTGTATCCCCGCCAAGTGCGGGTGTGTTCTGTGCGGCCGCAAGTGCGCCGGCCTTCTTCTGAGCCGCCTCGACCGCGTTAGTCGCGTCCTGCTTTGTCCATCCAGGCACCATGCGGAACAGAGGCTCAAGCGGACCCGTGACGGTATCGATCTTCTGAACAAAGTCAGATACCTGTGACAGCGACCAAGACGATACGTTCTCCCACTCAACCTGATCAGAAGTAGAGGCGGCCGCAGACTCGTCGCCCAGCATCGCTGCCGCCGTCCGCATCGCGAGCTCATACCCCTCGCCGATGGACTTCTTCCGCGCCGAGAGGTTCCGGTGATACCCGGCTTCGGCAGCAGCGATGCCTTCCGCGGACATGTTGATCACCGCGCCAAGAAGGTAGTGCGGTGGAACTTGAACCACGGCCGAGAAGTGCTTGATGTGCGCATCCAACGCGGCAACAGCCTTGTCCAGGTCTGCTGCGGGGAACGCACCGAACCGGGCTGTCTCTCCCGCCTCGCCACCAGCGTGGAGCAGCGAATCAACGGAAGCTCGAACCTCTGGGTCAACATCACCGCCAGCCATCCACTTCTGCGGGAACGCCCCGTAGCGCTGGAGCATCTGCAGCGTGAACGTCGCGTCCACAATCCGCTTGTAGACCGACACCTTGTCGGCGATAGATGAGCGCGGCGAAGGATCCAGGGTGTTCGAGACACCAACGACAGGAGCGAAACCCATCCCATGGGACTCGAACTTCATATCAACGGGAGCCGAGGGCGTTCCCATGAACCGGTAGATGCCCTCGTTGTCTACAAGCATCCACTCGCCGTCCCAGAACGTCTTCGACATGCTGCGCGGCTTCCGCCGGTGCAACACATACCGCGGATACTCGTCCCACGGGTCGTCATACACCGCATACGTGTCGAGCGCACCCATAGGTCGCATCACGACGCTTCCGGCATCAGCACCAGGCAACACGGCAACGAAACCACGACCGAACCCAACCGCGTCGCGCGTCACCACATCTTGACGACCATCCATGCCGTTCGCGCGCCATGCACGCTCCCAGATGTCCGTGTTCGAATAGCCGGAAACGATACAGCCCTGCGCGATCGCGTCACGCGCGAAACCCAGCCACGGCGAGGCCGACTTGCGAAGCAGATCCCGATACTCGGCATCAGCATTGTCGGGCATCCACGTCTTCAACAGTTGCCCATCGATGTGCTTCTGCAACGTCTGCAGCGGAGCCCACGCATTACGCGCATCCTTCTGCAGATCAGCTCCAAGAGATCCCAGTGCCGCACTGTCGAGGCTCATGCGTACCCCCTCACCAGTGGTCGTTGCTTCTGTGGTGTCGATTCGGACTTCAAGACGCCCCACACCGCCCAAGTGACGGACTGAGCATGCGTAATCGGCTTCGTCGGGTCCGACGCTTCCCACGTGAGACCACCGCTGCGAGTAAGGTTTCGGGTCGTCGCGAACTGCAGGGACGCGGTCACCTCAGGCTGATCCCGATGAACGACCATTCCCGCGTTAGCGAGCTCGACGAACAGGGCATGTGCTGCCGCGATCTCATCAATGTTCATGGGCATGAACTTCACACCGATGCCCTGCAACGCCGCGACGACAGCCGTGGCGTTCTTCGGGTCCAGCACCACCAGCGCGTTGCCCAACTCGGCTTTGAGCGCCTTCACGTACGACGCGACCCAGATAGTCCCGCCTTCCGTCCGCTTGTGCTCCACCGCGACATGATCCGCGTCGATCCGGCGCGCTGCTGCCACTGTCGCAGAGCCGCCACCCCTAGAAACCGACAGTGCGATGACGGCTGGACCATCCGAAACGGGGTAAGCACCGGCCGACGCAATCCATACGTTCATATCAAAATCAGAAAGAGACTCAACCGCATCTTCCGCACGATCCGGCCAGATCGAGAGGCGCTGCCGAGCAAAAGACTCCGGCGACGTCTGCCCCATCCGCTCCCAGTCATCACTCACCGTGTCCCACGACAAGCGGATACCAAGCCCCGGGTTTCCCTGACGCCACACCTCCGGGTCACCCAGATCGATTACAGCCCCAGGAACCTCGGATCCGACTGGGGTGTGTTCGATCCACCCCGTGCGCGGAAGGCCACCTCGACGCCCACGATCCCGAACACCCTCGAAGTACTCGCCGTCTTGGTCTTCCTTCGGAACAGTTCCCGTGAACAGCACCTGCTTGTTAGGGGAAGCGTCCGTAGTGGGGAGAAGCGCCTCCAGCACCGTCAACGGCGAGTGCTGGGCCTCATCAACGATCAGCACATCGAAAGACATGCCGACGCCAGCCCCACCCGTGCGGGTGAAGAAGACGATCCGGTTACCGTTGGCGAGCTCGATCGTCCAGTTGCCGTTACCAGTAGAGATGCCAGACACGCCCTGCGCCGTCTGCCTACCACCACCGGCCAACTGACGACGCAACGCCGGCACGGCCAGGATCGTCCGCTTAGCCCGGAGGAAAGCCTCACGTGCCGTACGGGTCTCATGCGCCGTGTGGCCGATTAGCTTCGGCGCACCATCAGCGCGATCCCAGAGGAACAGGTGCGACAGCTCCCACGCAAGCAGGATGTTGCCTTTGCCCTGCTGTCGTGACACCAGAAGACCAAACTCGGTCGCTGCCCAAAGGCCATTCGGATCAACGGAGACGATCGCGTCGAGCGCGCCGTCCTGCCACGGATCATTCGTCAGACGCGCGAGATCACAGATATCGCGCACATCCTCGACCAACGACCCAACCCGAGTTGTCGGAAGTGACCTAACCCGCGGCTCTTGAAGCCCGAGCTGCGCGTGCTTCTGCGAGTTGCTCAGCAAGGCTCAACTCCTTCGGCTTCTCACTGCCAGCGTTCATCGCCAGCAGCGTGGCGCGGAGCTCACGAGCCAGCGGAGCGACCTTCTCCGGGGCATCCTCAGCGACAGCACGCATCGAAACGCTCAAAGTCCGAGCAATGTCGGCCAGATCGGCGATATCTTCCGAAGTTCCCGCGGAAGATCCGGCGGAATCACCGGATTTGTGCTGTTGGCTCTTCGCTGACTCATACTCGTCACGTCGCGCGGCTCGTTTGGCGTCCCGACAGGCATCACAGGGCTCATCTCGGAGCTTCAAATGCCGTTTGTACGCCGCAACAGTGCCGTGTGGGGCCAAAGGACGAGGCATATCGACCCCCTGGGGCGAATTGGACCCAAACGAACGAAAACACCCCCGGAGAGATGAGGGCACGCCGAGCGGGAGGTGACCCGCGAAAGGCACTTTGGGGTGCACCCCCGGGGGTTAGGAGGCGGTCCAGATCTCTACGTCTGCCGCGTCGCCTTTACGTGAGTTGCATCCGAGGTGCATCGGGACGAGGGCTTGCTTGACCATGTGTCCACCGTTAGCCAGTGCTGTTGGGTGGTCTGCGCTGAAGCTCATCCGGTCGGGGTACGGGATGGTGACATCGATGGGCTGACCGCACCCGTACTTGGATCCGTGTCCGCACACGAGGTGTTCGCGTGCGACTCTACGTTTGAGTGCGTCACGCTTGCGGAGGTACGCCTTGCGTCCACGTCCGTGGTGGAGGTCTCCCATGGTGACCTCCACATGACTATCTAGTACAGCGCTGGACGGCCCCGTAGGAGCCGTCTGCCATTGCGCCTTCCTGCTTAGGCCAGCTCACAAATTCTGCAGTGACACTGTCCGCTGCCCTCGTGATTCCCCCCGTGAAATTCTCGGGGTCGGCGGCGGTGAAGAACACGAACGTGTCATTATCTATACCTGGCCCATTGGCAGATGCCACGACAAACCATGCTCCAGGTCCGGTTTCTGCTGGCAGCGCCGCGAAATCCGTGAGGCTGATGCCGCGCTCAACGCCGGCGCTAATCGCTTGTTCCTGCTTGTCGGAGACCCTCAAGCAGTTCAACTGCGGCGTCGAAGTTGCAGGCTTCGCTGGTTGAGTGTGTACGGCGCTGCACCCGCTCATGGTGAGCATGATTGTCAG